CTTGTTTGTTGATCTTAGTGTCTGAAACGGCCTTGTACGGCTGAGTAGGATCACAGAAAGTGTTTACCATAAAGGCACCATCTCTTCCTGGTCGAGAGGCAAAACGAATGTCCAATTCAGATATGTCTGTTCCTTCAGTAGGGATAGTACCGAGGTCTATTAGCTGCACGATGTTACCGGGAGTTGCATTCAATTTTCTTGAAATTTTCTCACCGGGCCTCTTCGTAGTAGTAGCCAATACCTCGTAACCATCCTCATAATCGGGATAACATTGCCTAAAAGTATCAGAAGTTCCAAAACGCTCAAACAGCGTAGAAAGGCTAACATACTCAATATTTGGTCTAAACTTTGCAGTTGTGACCGTACTCTGATTGTTAAAACCTGTTGCGTTGAGGTAGAACGTAGTGGAAAAAGCTCCGATTCTATAGGATCCGTTGCTCTGGATGAAATTAGGAACGTAGAAATTCTTGGGCGTTACAGCTCCATTTAATAGTGCGTTACCATTAATATCAATACCAAAGCAATAAACTGGATAATTGATGCCTGGAATGACTAGGAACACCAGACTGTTAAAATATTCAACAGGGTCAACTCCTTTGCGCACGCATTTAAAATCCTTAAGGGTTCTATATTCTGCATGTGTTGAGGGGCTGTTGTTCCTATCTGGTATTCCTGCATATGAGGAATTTGTATGGGACGTGCCAGGAGGGTGTAAGTGTTTCATAACCCACGCCTTCCCTGCAGCTGTGTCAGTCTCTATGGTATGACTGACTCCTTTGTGTCGCATTTTGCCTAGCTCTGATCCTGCGACTATATCAGTAGCTTCATATGAACTATCTGGGCCCGTTGGAGGCGTAGATAAATCTTGTGGTACTTGGAGACCATTTATATTAATAGACATTGTGCACTCCACCTCATGCACTATCCCGAGCTTGTGTACCATGCTGCTCGTTCGATTATGTCCAGCATCTCCTTGATGTGTGGAGAGCCACGTAAATCGTCGTAGTACTGCATGATAGCCAATCTCTTTTCGTCATTCGTATTCAAATCCTTCCGGTGCATGAGTTTCATTGTCTCCTTGCCATGATTCAAAGCATAAGCGGTTCTACGCTTAGTGTCGTAGACATGGGAACAGAACTCAAAGCGATCGCCTTCACACTTTTTGTAAAACTTCAAGGGATAACCCAATTCATTATACACTGATTCAGCTCCTTCCATGTACTCTTCAACTCCATCGTCACCATTGGCGGTGGCCTGGTCATCACCTTCTATACCACTAGGGCTAGTATATACAGTTATTCTATTATCAGCTCCATTTGAACTACTTACTAATGTTATATCAGATTCCCAAACTATTGGATT